GCATCCTTAAGCTCCACATCTTCCCGCTCAATGGCGCGGTAGATGGTCAGGTCTTCCTCAAAGGCATTTAAATCGCCTACTGCTGCAATGTCCGAAGTCTTAATCGTGACCTGTCTGCGGTCGAAGAATTTGACTGCTTCTTTTAAGTCCCCGATAAGGAACGGGATGCCGGTTTCGCCTTCGGTTGCCGTATCCGAAGCAAGGTCTGCATTCGGGATGACTTTGACCGGGATTACGGTAGCACCGGCACGAAGCTGCAGGCTTGCCGGTTCGGTCGGGTTCGGCTGTAAGAGGTCTCTTCCCATGCCGTCTTTCAACGTATCAAGATACTGCAGTCCGTCATCGTTCGTGATGATCTTTGAAGTCGGCTTAAATGCCTGTCCTAACGTCACGTTCAATACTTTTTTGATATCATCGAGCCCGGACAGTGCCGTTTTCTCCTTTTTCTGAAGTGCTTCAAGGATCAGTTTGTTACGTGTCACTCTGGATTCATCTGCGATCCAGCGTACCAGCGTGTTCGTGATGCTCTCATCGCTGTCTTCCAGCAGTTCGTTTGTCACGGCAAAGTAACCGGCGTACTTGCTGATCTCATAATCGATACGCTCAAACTGCGGCGTATTCTTGCCCGGAATCTTTCCGTGCTCGCCAACTTTGGTAAATCCGGTCTGCTGGGAACGCTTTTTAAACGTTCGGCTGCCCTTCGGGATGGTAACCGGCTCCACATCGACCTCTTCGATCAGGGATGCCTTTGCCTCGCGGTATTCATTAATCCTCGTCTGGATGTCTTCCGGCACCGTATAACCGCCGTCCTCGTTGCTTCCGGAGGACATTTCATTGACAAATCCGCCCCTTGCCGCTTGTGCAAACGCTGCTACGGCATCCGGCTTTGTATCTTCCCCGGCAGGCTTGACGGTCTGGGTCTGATCGTTTTCTCCGTCCCCTGACAGGCTGTCTTTGATGCTGTCTTTTTTGGCATCCAGCACGTCCTTTAACAGGTCGAATTTTTTCTGCAGATTTTTCAGCTCTTCCTTCGCCTCCTGTGCCTCGTCCAGCTTCTCCTCACTGACAAGGTTCTGCACTTTCTGCTTCTGTTTGTTGATCTGCTCTAAGAGCTCCAATAATTTCTCGTTCATCCCATGTTCTCCTTTTCTTCCCGTTTTGGGATTTTTGGTAATAAAAAAAGATTCAGACTCCGTAGAGTTCCAAATCTTCCAATATCCTGTCTTTTCTGTCTTTCTTTTCCTTTACCTCTTTTAATGCCTGCTGCATCGTTTCTTCCGTAAGCCTTAACCCGTACAGGGAATTGACGGCTTCCAGCGGTTTTTCCTGCAGGATTTCGTCCGCAAATCCGTATTTCAGTGCCTGCTTTGCCGTAAGCCACGTTTCCTTGTCCATCAGGTCAAGGATCTCTTTCATCGGCCGGCCGCTTTTTGCCACATAGGCGGATGACATCATTTCATTCATCTTCTTTAGCATTTCGGATGCCTTGTCCATCTCATGATAGTCTCCGCTCACTCCGCCGCAGCTGACATTGTGGATCATGATGGTGCCGACATCGCTGATCAGCACCCGTTTACATCCCATTGCTGCCACTCCTGCTGCGCTGGCGGCAAAGCTCTGTATCTTTGCCGTCGAGTTTACGGATTTAAACAGGCTGTAAAGCTCCTGCCCTGCCTGTACGGAACCGCCGCCGGAATTTATCAAAACTTCCAGTTCTTCCCCCGGCTCAAGCTGGTTGATGACCGTGGAAATGTCCTGCGGGCACACGCTGTCCCAGCCAAAATACTCATAAACCCATTTGTATTCGTTGGGGATGATGTCTCCCCTGACATGTACCTGTTTCATTCTTTTCCTCCATACTGTGCCCCCACCATCGTAAGCGGGATGTAATTGCCATTCATCACGAGCACGTCTCCGCCCTCTTTCTTTTCCTTGTCCAGAAATTCCCTTGCTTCGTTCGGGGTGTAGATACCGTTGTTGACCGCGCCCTTTAGCATCTCCATCTGTGAGCCGCTGTCCTGCCGCAGGATCGCCTTTTCGTTAAATTTATACGAAAATCCTTCCAGATACTGCTCCTTAAGCAGTGCCTTCGCATTGATTTCCTCCTCGTACATCTTGAGCCGGTATGCAAGCGTGTCCACCAGAAATGCTAACTGTTGCATTTCCGAATTGGAATAGGATGATTTCTCATAATCGTTGAGCTGGTTCGGTTTGATGCCAAAAGCACCGGCGATCTGCAGGGCGGAGTATTTCCTCAGTTCAAAAAACTGGGAATCCGTCAGGCTCATCTTAAGCGGCGTCAGCGTCAGCCCCGACGGTATCGGAATGATCTTTCCGGCATTTTTGCTGCCGGTCAGCTGGTCGCCGAATTTCTTTTTCAGCTTCTTGATCCGCTCCTCATCCAGGTTATCCGAATACTGCATGACCATCGAAGCGGTAAGCCCCTGCTTGTACAGGTTGTTCATGAACGTCTGGCTTTCCGCCGCCCCGTCGATGGTATATTTCAGGATGTTGCGCACCGGCTCGCCAAGAAATCCGTCTAAGGAATACCAGGTTTTAAAATGCATGATCTCATGTTCTTCGAATATGTACTGCTCCCCGGTTCTTGGGTCGTTGTACACGTAATAGCACTTCCCGGATTCCCCGAACACGCCTGCGTTGTCCATAATGACTTCCACCTGACTGCTCTGCAGCGGCCAGAGGCTCCTTGGCACGACACGCCCGCCGTAGGTTTCCGCTAAGTACTGCCACTGTATCCAGATGTAGCCGTTGCCGTAATGCTGGCAGTTCATCTCCGTGGTGGACCACAGCGTAGACGGTGTCATGATGCTGTTTGGCCGGACGGTCAAAAGATAGGACATCTCACTGGGAGATGCCCGGATTCGCCCGTTTTTCGTGTCCTGGTAATATTTCAGCGGTAATTTTCCCATCGTCTCGCTCAGCATTTTCAAGCAGGTAAAGTACGTGACCTCGCTCATCAGCTTCCGCTTCGTGTCTTTACGGATCCCAAGGATTTCACGGAGCACCTGTTCCTCTTCGTCCGGCGTGACGCTCAGTTTATTTTTTAATCGTTTCAGGAAATCCATCCATCCCATTTTTTTACCACTCGCTTTCTAAAAATCTGTCAATGTCTTCTATATTTCCTTTTACATCAAAATCGTGGTAGAGTGCCAGCTTGTAGGCACACAGCACTGCATCCACCGGGTCGATCCTGTTTGTCGTGGCATCCTTGTCTATCTTGATGAGCCCGTTGTTCGTCCTTACCACGGCGTTGCTCATGGCAAATTCCAGCACCGGGTTATACAGATAGATGACATTGCCCATGTAAACCTGTTCCCGGAATCCCTGCGTTGCCTCGTTTAAGGACTTGTGGCTTTGGAATACCTCTTCCACCTCATAGCCCTCATCCGACATTTCTATCATCAGCTTCCCGGCATTTGCCGGGTCAAAGCACAGTTTTTCAATGTGCAGCTTATGCTTTTCGCAAAATTCCAGCACGTAACGTATCACGGCATTCTGATCCACGATCTGGGTATCGGTCACGGTCAGGTATCCCAGCCGCTCCCAGGAATCATAATCCGCCTTGTCCTTTGCCTTCCGTTCTGCCAGTTTTTCCCGGTTCGGGATAAAGGAGTGGGAAAAGACGATATATTTCACGATTTCCCTGCCGGTCTGGTCATATTCTCCGGACAAAAATGGGATGATAAAAGCGACGCTGGTCAGGTCGATCTTGGCAGACATGTCGAACCCGACATACACGCTGCGTCCCGTAATGTCAATCGGCAGCCTGTCCGCCCGGCATTTGCGCCACTTTCCCATGTCCATGTAGCCGTTTTCCTTCGCCTGCACCCAGATGTCCATGCATTTTGTCAAAAATGCCGTCATGTGCTCCGGAATCTCTTTTGCAAGCTTGTAATCCTCCCGGATCTTCTCCATGCCCTCCGGATAGGTGGCACGGATCGGGTTCGCCTTGATCCAGTTTTCTTCATTCCCGACATTTTCTATATTTTCGTAATCCTCCGGATCCAGCTCGCAGATATCTGCAAAGTAGCTGTCGTTTTCGAGCTCCACATAAGGATCTAACAGCTTCGTACAGTACCGGTATTCCATGACGTAGCACGGAT